GGTTCAGCATCGCCTTCAGGCACTTGTGGTATTTATAGACAGCCGCGTCGGTAATAGGCTCTCCGTTGCCGGTCGTCCGTCTGTGCAGCCATGCGTCGAACTCGCTGATGTTCTCCGTCGTCACATCATGCCAGTGGCGGATGCGTCCGAACTCATAGAGCCGTGTCAGTAGCGTGCGGTAGTGCCTGATGGTCCCGTCGGCCAGCGTGAGCATGTCAATCTGATGACCGAGCCAGTCAAGGAATACGGGATCGTTGCTCATGGCCTCTTGTCCGTTCCACACCTTCCTGCGGATGAGATCAGCGCACAGTGGCTCACCGTCCCGCAGGCAGCGGTTAGTCTCATCACACACCTTCTGGAAGATGATGGCCAGACGGTCATTGAGCACATCGGCATCAGGCCTGTTGACGATGCGGTCAGCTTTCCACTCGCTCGCATGCACACGTATGCCCGTACCGATATAGTACGACCTTCGCTCGGAGGTGATACGCACCTCGAGGGAGCCGACACCATTACGTCCGGCGACCTTCTTTCGGTCAAAGACAATCTTCGTTGTAATCATATCGAACTGTATTTATTGTTTTCCCTTTTTCGGACCCCGATGGAAAACGCGGGTAAAACATTCCGGCATAATTCGGCACGATTCGGCACGATTTGGCATTTTTCTTTCCGACTCAAACTTAACGCTAACCTCCTGGAAGTGCGGCAAATGCCCTGTTTACGGGCACTTTCAGCCGTTTTCCTTCGTGACTCGTTTGGGGCTTTTTTCATTTTTGACATCTTTTTGTATTTCAATGTTTTCCGTATTTCCGTTTGTCTGCATGGGAAAACAAAGGTAAAACTATACATCCCCCAAGTCCTCAGATGCCATCACTCCACGCTTACCATAATCGGCATGGCCGTAGTGCATCTTATCGCGAAGATCGCTCAGATGCTGACGGAGGGAATCGATGAGCTCATTCTTTGTATCAATTTGGTCGTGCAGTGCCTGGATCGTCTCATCCTTTGCAGCCAGGGCAGCATTCATCAGACTGCTTTGGTCAATATTCTGCGGAAGGTTCTTATCTTCAGAAAACATCTGTGCGCCTTCTTCACCACGGAGCCACTGCATATTGAATCCATACTTCTGACTGATTTTCCTGAGAGTATCATCAGACGGCTCTACCTTACCTGTCATTATACGCGAGATGGTATTCACGGTGATTCCTGTTGACCAGGCAAGACCCTTTTGTCCTTTGATGCCCTTATTGGTCACCAACCAGTCCAATGCTTCACCAAAAATTTCATTTTTTCGACTCATATACACCCAAATCTACACGAATATCATTAAAATAGGTTAAAAATAGACAGAAATCAACACAAATATACATGATATTTGATTTATTCTTACTATATTTGCCAACGAAAGAAAGAAACCTAAAGAAAAAGCCCAAACTAACGAAAGCAATCAAAAATAAAATGGGCTGCAAAGTTACGGTTTTTCTTGCTAAAATAGAAAAGGTATAATAGATATTACGAAAGTTTAACATGAGACAAGAGAAAGTAACACGAAAAGAGCTGCGAGAAATGAGAGTCGGACAGACCCGCATTTTTCTCCTCGAGGACACCAAAAAGGTGACATCCGCAAGGGTTACATGCAGACAAGTCATGCTGGAGGAGGGTACAGAGTTCATAATGAGACCCGACTATCCTCAGAAGGCTATCAGTATCACCAGAATAAAGTGATATGAACAGAATGGACAAGGCATTCCGCATGGAACTGGTGAACGAGGTCAGGCTCTCGGTAATGAGGGCGATGGAGACCTACGATGAGCGATGGCTGACGGATGATCAGCTGGTAGAGCACATCGGCATCATGACTAAGCGGTGGCTGAGAGAGCATGGCGATATGCTGCCACGTACCAGGGTGAACTGGGTGGACGACAAAGGTCAGCAGCACACATCATCATGGATGTACCCGCTGCATCGGATTCAGGCGATGATCGAGGACGGACGCATCAGCAGACTGAAAGTTTCATAATCTTAGTTTTGTTAATTAATATACGCGACAGCGGTCGCAAGAGGGTTTGTTTATTTAGTTAATTTTTTAATTCATTTCTTTAGTTATTAAAATTGTAGTTAAACAACGAAGAACTCCCTGCCACCTGTGAAGGCCGCAGGTTTCCAGGAAGAGAAAGAGCAACAACATAACGGATGTCACAGGGTGCTTAGGCACACGTCTCAAACTAGGAATGAGGGCCGGTTCGATTCCGGCACATCCGACAACGCCGAGGGTCGTGCAGCGCGCAAACCCGGTAAGTAGGCGCAATCATTTGTTGAGATCACTGACAAGATGGATGGAGCCAAGGCCGCAAAGCCCGTGCGAAGTCCTGAGTCGAAACGGCAGCGAAATAGACCGTATGTGGTGCGAGTGGAAAGAGAAGACATGAAACAGGGTCTTGTAGTACAACAAACCGCAGCAGGTAAGTTCCGAATCCGAAACGCTTACGAGATAAGCACATCGAGATAGGTAGTAGCATAAGGCCGAGGGAAGAGTGGGAGAGAATGACGCTGAATGAGCTGCGGTAATACGCAGAATTTTTACAGAACTAACCAGAACGAAGAGCAAGGTTCGCTATATGTCCCAAGCGAATAACCAAGTATCTTAGGTAGGGTTGGGCACCTACATGAGCCTTGCGTCAATATATGGTAGATAACGTCGTCTTATTGGTAAGGCACCAGCCACACGCTCCAACGGTGGCGATGGATGGCGGTTCGATCCCGCCCGTTATCACACAATCAGGAGCAGGGTATGTCCCGGAAGTGCACCGCTACCGGCATTTTGCCATAATTACTATACGTTATCCTTTAGATTACCCGCCGCACGGACACAAGAGGATGGTAGCGCATCCCGCTCCGCTTTTAACGCTAATCCTAAAAAAAAATAAATATATGAGAGAGTTTTTTGATATCATGCTGAAGGACTACATGAAGGAGGACTTCAGCCGCAGGGAGTGGATCATTTACGGTGTAATAACACCGCTGTGTCTCATCATCGCAAGCATCATCGTATCATGAGGAGGATAGATGTGAGGACATCGCCAAATGGCTATGAGCTGTCATTCGACGGCATGAAGTCGAGGTCAGGATACTTCTTCTTCACGGCGAAACGACTTGTGAATGCCATGGGCAAGATGTTATGCGAGAAGACGGATGGACGGGAAAACATTAGCCGCCGTGCCATCAAGGATCATGAGGAGCTGAAGAAGACAAGACGGGCCTACCGTAACATCTGTAAGCTCTATGTCATGGAGAGAGAGCAACGCATCGCTATGTCTACGAAGCTGCTGGAGTTGGTCGAGAGATATCCCCTCGACGACGAGACCATCAAGACACTCCGGGAATGGAATTTCATACCTAAACTTACATTAGAGGAACTAAAACTTAAATAAGCAATGGAACAGTTAATCAAGCTAACAGGGCGCATTGCCAAGGTGCTGCCATTGCAACAGGGCGTATCAGCCAGGACAGGTAATCAGTGGCAGTCGCAGGAATATGTGCTGGAATATTTCACATGGGCTGGTAGTATGTACCCAGACAAGGTGGTGTTCAAGGTGTTCGGTGAGGATAAGATCAGGCAGTTCGCACTGAAGGAACTCGAGGAGAATATCACTGTATTCCTTCGCTTCACAGTCCGAGAGCACGAAGGGCGATTCTACAACGAGGTGAACTGCTACAACGTGATGCGTAATCTTCAGAACCTCGAGCAGACGAGACCAACAGAAGCACCTGCAACAAGCACGAGTACATCACAACCAACGACGGAGGGCAATGCTGATGATCTACAATTCTGATTATTTCGCGGAGAGCCACCCGACATACTGGACCTTCAGTAAAACGAAAGGCAATGACACGGCAGGAGAGAGACCGACAACGCTATTTGCGCAACCGTGAGGCGCGAAAGGCACATCAAATGGACTATTACCAAGCCAACCGAGAGAAAATCCTTCAGCGCAAAAAAGAGAGGGGTTTTCTGAGGGTTGTAATTCACTAAAGTAAACATGGATTACGAGAAACCTACAAACATACCGATTCCGCAGGAGTCGAGCAACGTACCAACGCTTCTTCAGGAAAGGAAATGGTTCGGCACGGACATCAGGGGATTACTCCTTGACTTCACGCTGCCGTACACGCCTCCGAAGTGGACGCTATCACACAACGGTGTGAGCTTCGCCAAGAGAGGTGACCTCCATATCGTAGGCGGTAAGTCCGGTCATGGTAAGACGAACTTCATGTCGCAGATCATGGCAACGATTCTGTGTGGTAGGTTCGGTGGTATGACCTGTGAGATCAGCGGCGAGCAGCCGACGGTGCTCTACATAGACACGGAGCAGAGTCTTGACGACACCATCGCCATTAAGAACCGTGTCTGTACGCTCGCGGGCCTTGACTACAGCGTGGAGCAGCCGAGGTTCTGTGTCGCCTGCCTGAGAGAGACAACCAAGGCCGAGGACCGCTACAGGCAGATACTCCAGCTTATCTGGGACCTGAAGCCTACGGTGGTATTCCTCGACGGTCTTCTGGACATCGTGAATGACTACAACGACCAGATAGAATGCTCCGAGATTAACCGAGAGCTGATGACCGTCTCAACGGCCATGAACATCTCGCTGTGGTGCGTGCTGCATGAGAACCCGATGACCGACAAGCTCGTCGGATCGCTCGGCTCAATCGCAGAGCGTAAGGTGACCGAGGTCTTCGTAATACGGAAACACAAAGCACCGCACAACGACAAGCGATTCGACAGCTTTCCGGATGTGTTCTTCGATGTCAAGCAGACGAAGGCACGAGGCAAAGATCAGAAAGACTGGTACTTCGTAGTGGAGGACAGAGCACTCGGATGGGGTGTCCCTGTCGAATACGGACTTCAGGAGGATGAAAAGAAACCGGAGCTGAGTTTCACGACTGAAGACCTGAAGAAGTGGATCACCGAGAGACAACGCGAAATACAGTGGCCAGCATGTCAGAGAGACATCAAGAGGGAAATACTAATACCAAATGGTATCACCGACGAGTATGAACAGAACGAGGCCATTGAGATGGCAAAGAAATGCAGATTCCTTATCAGTGAGGACAGAAAAGACATGAAACGAGGACAAAAATACCCGAAACTTAAACTCAACGGAATGATCATCCCGCCGTTCTGATCTCTCGCGCGCGTACACATGTGCGCGTCTGCGCGGGCGCGCCGCTGCGGTGAATATTTATATATAAATAAATATTCACTCAGGCGCGCGCAGGCGCGAGGCGGGGCCAAGACCCATGGGCCAAGGGCAAAAAGCCCATGGGGTCTGTATATGGCCCGGGTCGCCTCGCGCTACGCGCTCGCAGGCTTTTAGATGACCGAGTTGTTTTTGACTAAAGACCAAAACTATGCCACGAATAGATGAACTCACTATTGACAAAATTCGGGACGCTGCGAGCATCGTAGATGTTGTGAGCGACTATGTGGACCTGCGTAAGAGAGGAACGGGTTATCTCGGCCTCTGTCCGTGGCACAACGACAAGTCGCTCGGATCATTCCAGGTGTCGCCTGCGAAGAACATCTGTAAGTGCTTCAGTTGTAACAGATCGGCTGACCCCATCAGCTTCGTGATGGACATGGAGCACCTTAGCTACCCTGATGCCATCCGGTGGCTCGGCAAGAAGTACAGCATCCCCGTGGATGAGGAGCAGGACAGGTTCAAGAATGTGCGTCCATCGCCCCCGAAGAAGTCAATACCAATTCCCGCAGATTTGCCACCACGCCTCTGGCCTATCGACTGGGTGAAATGGTACCGTAAGGGCATCGAGGATGATGCGCTTGTCAGGTGGCTGCGGTCACTGCCATGGGACGAGGCACAGAGCAGGCGCATCGACGTGATGCTTCGCAACTACGGCGTAGGCCATTCCTCCTTCACGACCCGATGGGACAACCGCGAGGAGCAGCACGACTTCACAGTCTGGTGGATGGTGGATCAGCAGGGCCGCTGCCACAACGGTCACCTGATGAAGTACAGGCCGGACGGTCACCGTGACAAGGACAGCCAGTACAGTCAGACGTGGATACATGCACGGATGAAGTACGCCGACCCGACGAAGGTGAGGCCGTTCAACGAGCATGAGAACTCTGCAAGCTACTGCCTGTTCGGTGAGCACCTCACCGCCCTTCCTGAGACGAGGATGGCCACCGTCAACGTCGTGGAGAGCGAGAAGACGGCACTCATCTGCGCCATCGCCTATGGAGGCATGGCCATGGGCGTGTGGACGGCCTGTGCCGGAATGCAGAATCTGACCAATAAGAACGACCTCCTGCGCCCACTCATCGAGCAGGGAAGGAAGATAGTGCTATACCCTGACCGTGACGGCATAGAGCGATGGCAGCAGGCCGCGGCACAGATCGGGTATCGTAACCTGTCGGTGAGCACCGAGGCGGTCACCAAGTGGTGGAAGCCTTGCGACGGTGAGAAAGCCGACATCGCGGACGTACTCATACGCATCATGCGTGAGGGTGCAATAAGGACAGGGAAGCCAGAGCAGCTGCGCAAGGTGCTGGAGGCATTTCCGATCATCCAGCCGTTAGTGGATAAGTTCAATCTCGAAGTAGTAACCAGCAATTATTAAGTATGAAGAATAACAAAAAACATTCAGAGCCTGCGGGCACGAAGATAAGCCATGACATGGCCGAGGTACTCAACGCATGCTGCGACGCACTTCAGGTCGATGTGTACCATCTTCTCCAGTGGTTCGCATACACGGTGATCCGTGCCGCCGCACCACACCATGAGATGTCATCAGACATTCAGAAGATAATGACCATGCTCGAGAGTGATGCCGGTTGGCAGAACTCATTCAACCTCGCCAATCCCGACAAGTTGAAGGTGGCGCAGGTCATCCTGATACTCGAGCAGGAGAACCACAAGGGGTTCGGTGCTGTGATGGTTGACAAACCGTGGATGGGTAATGCCATGAAACAGACGGAATGTGTTGACGACATTCTTGAAAGAGTCTGCGAGGTGACCATGCGCGGTCTGTACCGCCGCATTCGCCTGATGGGTGCCAGCCTGAAATGCACCAATCTGAGTGACATACTTCTGACCATGCTCGACGCTCAGGACGTGCTGAACGTCACGGAGCGTGACCGAGCAGAAGGCCCACAAATGGGAGAGCATACCGAAGCCGGAAAGTTGTATGCCTACGGCAAGAGAACCAAGGCCAAGCAGCACCGCACCCCAGACAGCGTGACCGGCTCTGCCTCCATGCAACCGATAATCTTCGGCGAATACGACAAGGTACAGGCAGACAAGGAAGCAAAGGAGGTGGAAGATGATTGATCCTGAAGACTACATACTCCCAAGGGAGAGTGAGCAACAACATGAGAGAACAGCCAAGGAGATGGAGGAATACACGAGGCATGAGGACGCAGTGTATGCGCTCGACTTCCGTCCCTTCGGCGTAGAATGGTGAGCGTATGAGCAAGAAGCGAAACTGGAGAGGCGTGAGCGACAAGGTGGCCAAGGACAAACAGAATATCTACAATAGCCGAGAGTGGAAGGAACTGCGCATCATGAAGCTGAGAGCCACCCCCCTGTGCGAGCAGTGCATCAAGGATGGTGAGGCGGTTGGAATCCCTGGCGGTTACATCCGGAGCGCAACATGCGTGCATCACATCGTGCCCATCGAGACCGCCAAGACCAAGGAGGAGATGAAGCGGTTGGCATTCGACCAGCACAACCTCATGGCTCTCTGCCAGTCGTGCCATGCCCGCATCCATAAGGAAATGGGCAGCAACACGGCAAAGATAGTCAGGCAGCGAGCCGAGGCAAGGCAAGACCGATGGGCTGACAACCTGATACAACGCTTCACCACCACCACGAAGAGCGATGACGATACGACCTCATGACTCCGGGCACACCGATTTACTACAAAGCCCTCTCGGAATCGCAAATCTCCTGCCACAATCTTTTATTTACACAGGACATTTTCAAAATGTTGGGGTAAAAAGACCGATAAATAAAATTAAGTGGATAAGCCGGTGCAAGGATATAACCCTATGCGCGACTTACAACATGATTGACGAATAATAAATTTTTAATTTCCGACGACATGACAAAAGCTATCAAAATAGAACTGAATCACCCGACACCGCCCGACTCGTGCGAACGGTGCCCGTTGATAGGCATCATCCCAGAAGAACACCGCCAGGCAGGTGTGCGTCAGTCGTATTGCTGTCTGGGTGTTTATCCCCACGAACCGCTGACATCGAAGGGCATCAAGGTATCTGTTAGCGGTAAGCGAGAGAAGACGGGGCACATTCACCACCGACCCTGCGAGGACCGATGGGACACATGGTGGGAGAACCCCGGCCACATGGTGACAATATCGAAAGAGTCATACCGCTTCTGTCGACTACCCTATGAGAGCCGGCAGCAGCTGGCATTCAACTTCAAAACCCGCAAACCCCGTAAGCAATGACACAGAAAGAGATGGAAGAGTTGCTGGCAGAGGCAGCACAAAAGTATAGCGACAAGAAAACACCCAAGCGACCTGAGACGCAGTTCAAGGCGGGTGCCATGTGGCTGTGGAAGCTGCTGACCGAACAGCACGACGTGGTATATTACGAGCAACTGCTGCGCAGTGAGATTGAGAACCGCATCGACACCGTTGAGCCGTGGCAGGAGTCACTCATCCACGACACCGCCGTCATGATGGTGGACCGCGACGAGATGATGGAAGAGATACGCGAGACGGGCCGACTGGTCACCAAGTGGAGCAAGGGCGGCGACCCATACCAGGAAAGCAACCCACTCTATGTTCACCTGAAGGAGAAAGAACGCAGCATCGGTATGCAACGCGAACACCTCGGACTGTCGTTCAAGGTGAACCCGCAGCGCATGAAGGAAAGCCCCAAGAAGCGCGACCAGAAGGGCGATCCAATCAGTGACTATATTGAAGGAATACGATGACAGACTTTGAACAACTGAAACAAGCCAAGGCGCAATGCCTCGACGATCTGCGGACGCATCTACCAGACTACGTGAACCGCCTGAATAGCATCGACAACAGACTGATGGTTTACATCGAGGACGCTATCTCGAACAACGCCTGCCACGCCAACCTTTATGAGCTGTTAGGCATCCGTAAGGAGTTGCGACTGATGGACTCCTACGAACTCGACCCCGCAAGGGTGAAGCGCAGTCTGAAGGCTATCGAGGGGCAGTGGCAGAACGGGCGACACGTGAAGGGCGGGCTGAAGTTCGACACTCCACGCGGAAACATGCACGTCCGTCTGATGCCGTTCCAGGCGTGGAACATCTTCGAGATTTACGCCTTCAAGGTGGATGTGAGCATGGAGCGCACATACCACGATGGCGACATGCTTCTGCCTACCGAATGGGTGAAGGACGGCGAGGTGTGGGACACGCGACGGCTCACGCAGGAAGCGCACTGGCTCCTCACTCGAAAGAGCGGCAAGACGGAGTTGGGCGGTGCTGTCGATTTCACGGAGGTTTGTTTTCTCGGTGATGTGAACGGACAGGCACTTATATGCACCAACTCTTCTGAACAGAGTCAAATCGCCTACAAAGCCATCCGCGAGTTTGCCATGCAAGTGGACCCGACGTGCTCGAACCGCATGGGCGGCAAATACTTCCGCATGACCCGCAACGGCTTGAACTGGCAGCCCGGTCACTTGATGAAGGGTGAAATCAAGTGCATGGCAGCTGGTAAGACCTCGAAGGACGGTCTCTACGCCAGCGTGGTACATGCCGACGAGCACGGGCAAGCGTCTTATGTGAACGCCCATTCCGACATGCAAGCGGCAGTCGATACGTGTTGGGGCTCAACGGGTCCGCGTCGTGAAAAGCTGCTATTGCACACCACCACCGCCGGACGCATCAAGGAAGGTCCCTACAAGACGAAGATTGAGCAAGTGGAAGCATCGCTATTGCGCGAGTTGGACTATCCGCTCGGACAGCCACACCGAACGCCCGACGATTACTGGTGTGCGTTCCTGCTTCAACTCGACAAGTGGGAAATCACCGACGACCTGACGAAGCTCGACGACCCCGAACTCTTCAAGAAGGTGAACCGCTCCATCGGCACCACCGTTCAGCCCACCTACTACCGCGAGCGACTGCACGAAGCCGCCACCGGCACCGAAGACACCAAGCAGGAGGTGCTGACGAAGGACTTCAACATGTGGCAGACGGGACGCATTCAGAAATGGATAACTGGCGATCGCATTAGGAAGTTGCAATGCGAAAAGGCTTTCCGCATAGATGATTGTAAATTCATTGACAGGGAAGGCCGCGAGCGGTGGCACGTGTTCTGTGGCATGGACTTTTCTTCAGGTGACGACCTCTTCGCGCTGACCTATATGGCTGTGGATTGGCTTCCCAGCGACACCATGCGAGGGCGTTTCTTCGTTGACACAGACTGCTGGGTATTGGAGTCTGTGATGAACGAGAGCCAGAACCGTCCGTTATATGAGGAATGGGTAAAGCAAGGGTGGTTGCACGTCTGCCCCGGTGAGGTGTTCGACTCGACCTACGCCATCAACCGCATCGCGGATCTGGTGGAGAATGGCATCAACATCTATTACTTCGGCTACGACCCCGCGCAGAGCGTCACGCCTATCAACAACCTGAAGGCATGGCTTCAGACCCTCTTCCAGAAGCGCAACGCGAACATATCTGCTAAGGACATCGCCGACATGATTCAGCGCATGGTGATACCCGTCAGCCAGACGAGCATGACGCAGAACCCCCGAATCGGCGAGATGGAAGAGAAGATGCTTGGCAAAGACGAGTGGATGCACTTTTCCGATAATCCCCTTTGGCCTTGGTGCTTCGGCAACTCCGCCATCGAGAGCAAGGGCGACCCCCCAATTAGGCGCATCGTAAAGGGAACGGGGCATTTGGGTAAGATAGACCCGATTCACGGATTGCTCGACGCACTTTATTGTTTTGATCTCAGCGAGGGGAGGATTGAGAAATAAACTACGAATTGAACGAATTGAACGAATTATGGATTTTCTCACATTAGATTTAATAAAGGAGCACTGCCGAATAGAGGACTACAGCAAAGACCCAGAAAGGCAGCGCAAGATTGACGAAACAATCAAGAAATGCGCCAACCTTGCCGAAGGGATTGTGTACGAGTATATCGGTAAGGACTATTCCGCCATTATGAAGGAATATGGAGAGATACCTATCAGAATAACTCAGGCCGCATTGATAGCGACAGCGGACATTCTGATAGAGTGTGACCCGAAATCGGACTACACATTAAAAATGATTCTGAAACCATATAAGAATAAGGAACTATGAAGTACATTGACGCAGAGAGAATCACAGCCGAGATTGATAAGATTATCGACGGACTGAAAAGAAATTGTAACCCCGACCCAATGGGTACAACGGAAGAATGTTTGTCCGCAGCCGAGATTGAGACACTTGGGCTGGTGAAGGGCATCATCGGCAAGATGAAACAGGAAGAGCCGACACCTCTGGGCATCGAAGAGGAAAGTCAGAGGAAAGGATGGCTTGACTACGGACTGATGATGAATGAGATTGGCTTGCACCGCTACAATGCGATACACCGCATCAAGGAGCACAAGGAACAGTTCAATCCACTGAACGTCCCCGACCTCTATCATGTTGCAGAATACTATAAGTCTGTTGGCGCAGAACTGACATGCTGCTGCCTACAGGCATACAGCAAGAGCTTCATCTTCACGCAGGACGAAGTAAAGGAAATCATTGAGAAGGAGGACTGACGTATGAAATACCCTAAGTTTTGGATTTATGTCATAGTGGCTATCGTGGCCGCTATGATTGTTGCTTGTCTGTGTTCATGCGAACCGACAAGACAAACGCGAACAATCGAGAATATAAATGGTACATGCTTTGACGTGATAGTAATCGACAGCTGCGAGTATGTGATAGGCAGTGCCGGTTATAAAGGCTACATGGCGCACAAAGGGTATTGCAAGTATTGTGAGCAACGTCGCAAGCGGTAGCAAATTCTTAACTCTTAACTTTCGCAAGAACAAAACGAATGGCTGTGGTGGTGTAATGGGAGCACACTACTGGCAGGGACTTGCATTGTGCTCGAGGTTCGAATCCTACGCAGCCATTCTTTATGACACGAATTACACGTAAGAAAGAATTAAATACAAGGAACTATGAGAGAAATCAAATTCAGAGCAATGAGCATGTGCAAGGGTGAACATTGGTTGTACGGCGACCTTCGGCACTACAACAGAAACCCGCACACGGAGAAGTGGACTATCCACGACCCTAATACTGGGATTGAAACTGACATTGATGAAACGACAATCGGGCAGTTTACCGGACTGAAAGATAAGAACGGCAAGGAAATCTACGAGGGCGACGTACTGAACATCAAGTTAGACCCACAATGGGACTACCTTGGACGCTTCTGGGGAAAGACGGACATTCCGCCATATCTCAAAGCCGTAGTGAGGTACAATGAAAGGATGTGCCGCTTTGAACTGCTGCTCGAAGAGAACGAGCAATGCGGCGACCATCACATCGTGACGTGCGAAATAGGCTGGGGACACGAAGAGTTCCTCATTGTCGGTAAGTTCATCGAAATGCCGTTCAAGTTGGAAATCGAACGGACCCCAGAAGGAGGATTGATCTATGGGAGAAGAGCAAGGTAGTCAGATACGCATCTTTGCCAACGGGCAAGAGATTGCGTCTGGTATCGGCGAAATGAAGCTGACACCATCGGCAGAGTGGCCGGAAACGGAAGCACCAACGGACTGGAACAACCCGCCATCATTCGAGATAACTGGCACCATCACCAACGATGACCAAGTGACCGAACTGATAAACGACATCATCTGTCGCAGCAAGTTCAGTCGCAAGGAGGCGAAGCGCATGTTCTACGCTGTTACCCATCATCAGAAGGTTGTGTTTGACATCCGTCTCGAATTAAACGACGGAACCATCAAGGA